GTTGGAGCGGTTGTATAACCATAACCACCATTTGTTATGTTGATACTTACAACTTTATCAGATAAAGAACCTGTTCCGAGTTCAGCTACACCAGTAGCTGTAACACCTCCTGGTGGTGGAGCACTAAATGTTATTGGTGGGATATATGTATATTGTTGACCATTATCGCTAACAAAAGTTGAAGTTACAACGCCACTATGTATTACTGAGTGGCCAGTCGCTCCAGTACCACCAACACCACCAAGAGTAACAATAGGTGGTAAAGTATAACCATGACCACCTGAGATCATGTTTACATAACCCATTGTACCTTCATCTAATGAATATGTAATAGCGACAGGTTGTTGTCCGATTTTCTTTTTACTAGAAACAGCAGATGATGGGAGAACTGTAATAGAAAAATCAGTTGAATACCCCAAAGCAAATTTAATAACATCAATTGTTTTTAATCCACCATTATCATAAGTATTCAAAACCTTAAACCAAATCGGTGTTCCTTCACCAGAAGAAACTTGGAAAACCATACCAGGTCTAAATCCTTCACCTGGATTTTGAATTTTAACTCTATTAGTATTCTTTAAAATTTCCCCTTGAAATTGTGATTCAAATTTTACTGAATCCCCAGGAGAGATAGAACCATAAAAATTTCTATCTAAGAATAACTCATAAATGTTATTTGTTTTATCGAATGGTAAGACATTTTCAATGTTAGCAGTAATTATATTTGCAGAGTCTACACCAGAAACAACAGCAGTATTATAAATCTTTTTAGATGTCTGGATAACGATTGTTTTACCAATCATATCCATCGCATTACCTTGATTTACTTTAACAAACAAAGATACATCTTGAGTCCATTTACCATCGGATACACGAAGCATCTTTTGACCAGGATAGTCCATGTAAACGTCTTTACCGAACAATAAACGGAATAAAAGTTTATATGACGCTTCTGAACCTTTTGCTAAGTATTGATCTTTAATATGTTTTAGAAGGAATCGCTCTGTATCATAGTTTGAACTTACAATTGGATAGTTATGAGCAATTTCAGCTTTAAAATACTTAATAAAATCAACTAAAGTTTCATCAATATCTCTAAGTTTTTTATAATCTACTTGTTGTGTATCTAACCACTCATAGTATGCTTCTACAAATGCAACAAAGGTTGGGAATTGAGCTCGAACAAACTCTGGAAGCTGGGAAGCAGCTATATCCTTCCCAGCAATTCTTTTATTAACTTCTGCTATTACACTCATTTTTATTTACTTCTGATTGAAGTGAAGATATAGTTCTTACCAGCTTGGTTAGAACCAGCAGCGGTCATATCGTTAATTACGCTAACTGTTAAATTCTGTCTTGAAATTTGAACAATTTGATTATATGCAGTAACAACATCATATGACTCTGGTTTTAAAATAAACTCAAATTTAATATCAGCCATAGAAGTAATAGTCAGGTTACGAACAATTAATGTACCCTTTGAATAGTTTACTTCTCCAATTGTTGGGTCAACAATAAATTTATTTTGTTGAGCATCAAAATAGAATAAACGTAAATTACCAACACCATCATCATCAATGTAGTGAACGTTAGCAGAGTTAGGAATATAGAAACCAGTAGATAACACAGATTCAGCTGGAATAGTAGAGTTGAAGATAGGGTTAATCATATTCAACTTATATTCAGAAGATAGATTGTAACGTGGTGTAAATTCACGACGAACCACAATTTTTGTTGTATTGTTTACGATAGCTTGATCACATTCATCAATAATTCTAACAAGTTGAGAATAACGGAATACACCATCAAACTTTTTTAATGTACTATCATCATATGCATAAATAGCATCACGAATGATAGTTTCTAACTGAGCAGGTGTTTTATCTGAAATCTTAGAATTGTAGTATGCTGTAACATTCATTTCTACGTTAAAATACTCAGGATCAATAAATTCTGGTGTTATAGAAACAATTGATTTTGGTGAAATAATATTTGTTTTAATATAATCTTTTTGCGCAGTTGTTAGCTTAGAAGAGTCAGTTGGTTTAATACAGATAAATGTTTTACCATAAACTGGTGGATCGTTGTCTTCACCACCCCAAACAACAATAGAATCAGCTTGAGGAAAATTTTTATAAATTAATGTTTTATAATCTTCGGTGGTGACAGCACGATTTTGCGCTGCATATAAACGTGGTGCATTATACTTAATTGAATCAATAGTTTCAGGAGAAGAACCGCCAAGTGCTGCAGTAGTAGAAAGAACTGATAAACCAGAACCAAGCAAAGCTGAACCAGCATATGAGAATGTATTGGCTCCATTTGGTCCTTCTAAAGAAGAAACATAATATTCTAAAGTTAAAAAATTACCTTCTTGTGGTTTATATCCAACAATTCCATCACCGAAATATATTTCAAAAATACCATCATCTAATTCTTTAACAAAATAAGACTTTGTATTTGAATCTAATGAAGTCATAGAATCAGCTGGAGTATATACCAAATAAGTATCATCAGTTGCGTTTTCTCTTATTTTTACTTTCAGAGTTGTTAAATCAACATTTGTATTTGGAATAACATATTTTTGTCCAGTTTGAATAGTATAACTGTATGTTAAGGGAGTTCCTTCAACAAGCTCAACGTCATTAAATGTATAAAGACCACCAACAGCAACTGTAGTAATATCAGAAGTATTATAGAATGTATATGATACACCATCAATAGAAGTTAAGAATGGTTGGTCAGATGGAAGTGTAACAACCTCAGGGTTATATGTTGGTGCAGTAATTGTACAGTTAACAAGAGCTTTGGCGCACTTAGCAGAATTTGGTGTATAACCTAACATTTTTGCTAGAGAAACTGCAGAAGAACGTTTAGACGCAGAGTCTAAGAACATCTCATTAACAGCCAAATTTGTGTATAGGTTATTATAGTGGGTATTATATGCTAAGACATCCAAAAGGATAGAAAAGCCAGAACCTTCAAAATCATAGTCTTGAAATTTATCCTGAGCTTTTAAAAATTCTTTAAGATTACTTTTGATATCATCAAAGTCTAATGAATTTACTTTAATTCTTTTTGTTATTTGTGCCATTATCGTGTTCTCTCTAGTACGAAATCAAGACTGAGTGGTCTCTCGGTATTAACTATTTTAAAAATAATATTAACGTACAATGAATTTTGATCTTCTGAAGAAATAACTTCAACATCTATGATTTCTATCCTAGGCTCAAAGTTTGATATTTGATCAATAATTGCACGTTTAGTCATTAAACCTGTAATTTCTGTTATTGGCTCAAATAACAATTCATTTAAAGGTGAACCAATTTCACTATGAAAGGGTTTTTCATAGTGACGGATAAGTAATAGATTTTTTATTGACTGTTTTATAGCAGCTTCATCTAAACGTAGTGTGACATCACCTGTCACTGGGTGTGGTGCAAAGTTTAGATCTAAATCCGAAAAAAGTCGTGTATTTCTCATATCTTGTTATTTAGGTGTTATTATGCATTACCTTTGGGTGGTATATTTGTAATTAAATAGAACCCAGAAGGAACATTACCAACAAACTTATAAGTCTTATCATTTACCATAGTAAATGCCATCTTACGGTTATTATTTTTGCGATAACCAATATGAATCCAGACTGAATCAGGATAACGATATTCTAAGATAAGCTGATCATAAACAATCAACTGTTCAATCTGTTGAACAAGTTGGAAAGTCTTATTATATTTATCTGGGAGTAATAGACCAATATCAACACAATGACCTTTGCAGTGGTCTGAAGCTGGAGATTCATTAGGAACAACACCTTTTAAACGATAACCAGAATTAATCTTCCATTGAGAACCTCTACCAGCCATTCCTCCAGGAAGAATGTCCAGTATTTTCTCTAATACATTATTAGAAGTCTCAGCCAAATTACCAACAATTTCTTGTACAGTATATAAACGTTCTTGGGCGTCTCTATTAGGTTTTAACATTTGCGGTGTTAATCTATGGTCTTTACTAGCAATTAACATACCGAGAGAGAAATTCTTAGATAGACGGAAATCGTTTGAATAATCTTTAGTAGACTGAATCAAAGATTTATCAACTTCAACTGGCACACCAGAACCTCCTGATAATGGTTTTCCTGCTTCTTCTGCAACAGCAGGAACTGTAACAGCAACACCTTCTGCTTTTTGAATTTTATTTGCGTTCGCACGTCCTTCTGGCGTATTCCAGTCGTCTGGAGTTTCAGCTACTGCTTTTTCTTCAAATTCTCTAATTGGTGTTATTGTATAAGGAACAGTAGAATTTAGAGGTACAGGCAACTCAGGTGGAACTAAATCAAGTGTATTAACATCATTTGCTGATCCAGCACCGTCACCAAATTTACCTTCTGAATAATCCATCTGAGTTACACCACCAGAAAGATAATCAGCAGTACCCTCAGCTTCTATTGCAGTATTTGCACCTTTCATACTTAAATCGCCAATTGATTGAACCTCGAATGCACCTTCTGCTTTTTGGCTCATATTAGAAGCATTAATATTAAAGTCTCCAACAACCTTTAAATTATAATCCCCACCAACAACCATAGTTAAGTTATTAGCAACACCAACATCTAAGTCATTACCAACTTGAACTGATGCATTTTGATCTACTTGGATATTAGCATCAGAACGTGCATAGATATTTGTATTACCATCAACTGTAATATTACATTCTCCAGCGACATGAATACATCCGTTAGCTTCCATTAAAATGAAATTATCGCCAACAATATAATTTACTTGTGTACCATTTGGATCAATTTCAGTGAATGTTCCAGCGCGATGGTATGTGTGAATACGTTCCTGAGAAGGTGTATCGTCAAATTCTTGAATATGTCCAGATTCAGTTTCAAAAACTTTATTGTATGGATATTTTGCACCATATGGTGGGAGAGGTTGACTCCATTTTCCACCATCAGCTTTTGGTACATTTAATATACGTTTGGCATCTTTCATCTTAACGATAGTGCCATCAATTACACCACGAGATAGTCGGTTCATATCAGATTCACCGATATATTCTTTTAACGGATACTTGTTATTTGGATCTCTAAAACCTAAACCATAAGAACCAGTTGTGATAGATGCTATTGATGGTCCTGGTCTAGTTTCTTGTGAATCATTATTTACACCAGGATCTGCTGCGCCAGCATCTTTAATAACACCACCACCCTGTTGACCATAGAAATACTCATAATATCTTAATTTTCTTGCAGCTATATCAGCAGTGTTGACCCCAACTCTTGATTTTGTTGCATAGAAAAAGTCTGGGTGTGCGTTTGGATTTTCTGCTACTGTATTTGCTTTTACAAATAGTGCTGCAATTAAAGCAGAAACGTTAATGTCTGTATTAAGACTATCGGGGTTTCCAAGAATATCAATTGTTGCATCATATTGTTGAGCGAGTTTATTAAACTTAGTGTAATTGCTCTTTCCTGTTAACTGAATAAGACCACGACCATAATATTTCCCACCATCATCATCAGTTTTATTTCCTAAAAATGATTTACCACGTTTAGTTGGTCCATACATGACTGAAAAGAATTCATATTTTGATATTCCTTTTTTAGTCGCATTGATATATTTTTCTGCTTCTTCCTGGGTTAAGAAACTAAAAACTTCTCTAATTCTATTTACTGAACTATAATCATGAGATTCTTCTTTTGGTATCCACCCAGACTCACCACCAATAATACCCAACAAAGCGCACTTTTGTGCTTTTGTTGTAAGTCCAACCTTATCACATGCAGAAATTATTGCTTTAATACCTTCTGATGCTTTAGTCTGTGTATTTTTAAAC